GTGTTTAACTTTTCCTACTTTAAGTTAGGTTTTTCATTAAAATAAAGTCAAGTAATAAATTAAATTATTCTTGAATTGGTTGTTTTTGTGTAATATTTATTCATATCGCTAGGCTTGTAGTATTCACTGTAAAGCGCATTTAGTTTTGCCGTCTGCTCAGATAGAGACGATTGGCTAGAGCGGATCTCTTTAGCTCTTGATTGAAATATCTCCTCCGTCATTGGCTTAGATCCCGATTCCAACCTACCAATAGTTGGCTCACTGATTTTTTGTGAGACTTTTTCCATTATTTTAGCTATCAATAACTTACCTTCCATAGGTAATTTCTCAACAATAGCGTCTTCCTCTGGTGAGGTTAGGAACTGCAACATCTTTTCGGCGTTGACGGACTTCTTCTCAAAATCCATTCCCCATTCTGCTTTTAAAGAAGCCAGAGCCTCTTCATCTGCGGCCTTTTGGCTTTGATCTTCTGCTAGCTTAGTTTTAGCGTCAGTCTCAAATACTGATTTCATAAGCTCTTTAAACTGCTCTGGTTTAATACCTAGTTCAGTTGCTTTCGTTTTAGCTGAATCAAGCAATTCATCTTCGATTGAATAGTTCTCAGGAAGTTCATAGCTATACTGGTCGGCGGCGTAAGTTGTTGGTTTATTTAATTCCGCTTCTAATTCTTTACGGACTTCGTCCTTTGCTCTTCCGAAATATTTAGTTTTGTGGTAGAGATCTTTAACCAACTTCTCAGGGTCGTTTGGAATGTTTTTAGATAACCTTTCAAAATCAGGATCTTTTCTTAAATCTTCCCCGAAATACTTTGATACATCAAAGATACTTTGAGCGGGATCACTTGTTGGAGCTGTTGGATTTGCTGAAACATTACTTGAGCTGTCCACTGGTGCGGACTCAATTGTGTTGTCTGTCATTTTTATTGTTTTTTGATTGATAAATTACTTTCAATATATCTGTAGGCCATCCTTAAACCCTCTTTGTAAGCGTCATTGTCCGTAAGGATGTCTGAATGCACACAAAAAATAGTTTTAAGGTCGTCTAAGATATATTTGCCATTACCCTCTGCCAGAAATACGGCTTGGTACTTTGATTTGTGAATTTCTAAATCTTTATTTTCCATATTTATTCTATTGGTACGCCTGCTTGACTGTAGTTTTTGGCAGCTATTGACTTGTTTTGTTCGTTCTCAATAGCGGCTTGTTGCTCGATTTGTTGTTGTCTAGCTTCTCTATTGGCCTTAACAGTCTTATCGTCATTGATAAGTTTAGGATCAATCGTTAGAATACTCGCCTTTTTTCGTAGCACTTCGTCAAAATTAACCACATCAATACTTTCTGGCTGCATTTGGGCGGTTGTTGCCGCTGTTTGGAGTAAGACATCAATTGAATTGATCTCTGTTGTTTGTTGAGATTGATTAATTGGGTTAATGAAGGTTATCTTTAAATCAGGTGCTTTGTGTAAGATCTTGGGCATTTCAGGGAATACCGCGCCCGGTAAGAGATTAAAGCTTGAAGCTCCACCCTTTAAATCATTCACGGCATAAGATTTTCTAAACAGGATGTCCCAGCTTCTATCGAGAAGCATATCAAGATACTCTTGAATTGAAGACGCAACAGAAGACATAATTCTGAATCCCTCAGCTCTTAACTCTAAGACTTGGGTTGCTGTTGCATTAGGATTGTCGAAGATTTTAAGTTTATCTAAAAAGAAAATTTCTTGAATGCTGCGCTTTTTCTCTTGGATTGATTCAAATGTTCCTTGAATAGGCCCGATATTATTAATAGCTTCAATTGCAGAGCGTCCAGCAGTTAATTGGTTGTTCTTGGCTTTGTTTATGGCCATTGGCGAAAGGTTAATCCTTCCATCAAAATCAGCATTAACAATTAGAGCTGGTTTAAGTGTAAGCTCAACCGACTCATTGTACTGTTTTTGCATTATATTCAACTGTCTAGCGTCCGGCAAGGCCATCATTGCTCTTGAAGTGCCGTAGAGTTCATCAGTTGATTTTTCAGAACGGCCAACTGCAACTGGGAATGAGTCCCAGCCAATCTCTTCAACAATAACTTTATTTGAAACATCTAGCCAGATACCTTCGATTGCTTTGTTGGCAGTATCAATTTTAGTCCTATCTCTCTTCTGCCGTTGGTTTATGTGTAATTGAAAGGAGAATTTTTTATAAGGGTCTTTCTCGGCGCAATCTCTAATCGTCTTGTGAATCTCGCCTCTACCGTCCCACTTATCAAGCACTTGGCTAGCTGTTAGTTCTGTTTTTAGAATAATACCGCCGATCTTCCCTTCGGAATCCTCCGAGATTAAATAATTACGAATATGTTGCGTGATAAAATTCAGGTCATGCCTCTTTCCTTCTTCAACTAAAGTAGCTACAGTGCCAAAAGCTGCAATATCTTTGAAGCCCTCGAGTAATGATTGCTCAAACCTCGATTGGGTGTTATAAAGTTTATTCCATGTAATTTCAGTGACTTTATTCAACCACTCAGACACTTCATTGACTTCGTTTAATTCCTCGTCAACAGTGTTAATTTGGAACCACTTAACAGATTTATTAGTTATTACGCCGCTTAGAATACTAGCAAAAGTTTCTACTGCAAGGATTGGGTATGAGTCAAAGATGATGTCGAACGATGATTTATCTCCCTCAGATCTCTTTGTAATAACATTATCCCTTACTGGTCGGAATAATTCCGAAATATCTTGAAAGAGCGTCAAAAAGTTCTGTTTAGAAGATTCTAAGCTCTCGGCGTTCCGAAGTAATTTTTTTACTCTCTCGTCCATTACAATCCCAATAATGATTTACGCTCAGCGGTTTGGCCAATCGCCTCACCACCGAATAAAGTTCTTCTTCTTTCTTTTTCCTCCTGCTGTTTTACAGCATCAGAAATAATAGCTTGTTTTTCTGCCTCTTTTACCGCCAGAGCTTCAGCGGCAATTTTCTGGGCTATGCCTATTTTTACTGATTTTGCCTTTGCCGCTCTATTAGACGCGGTCTCTGGATCGAATGAAAAGACACTTTTTAAATCACCCGGCTCTCCTTGCGCGACAGCCTTAACTAATTTTACAAGCGGCACTGCCCTAAAGGCTTTACTAAAACTTTTTCCAAGACCCATAATCTAATAAATTATTGTTGATATATATAATAGCTAGGTTGCCGAACCTTTTGGGTTAAGTCATCCCAACCAACTGCAAAATATCTAAAAGCATCCGCTCCATTACTTGCCCAATCATGCAATGGCTCATCTTTAAAGCAATTCCTTTTTTGGTCAAAGGCTTTTTTATAATTTTTTAATGCCATCAATCCTTTTTGACAATTAGTTTTGTCAAAATAACATTTCGATAAAATCGCTCTTGCCGCATTTATTCCATCTTGCCTAGGTATATTTGGCACAATCCTAAAATCAATCCCTAATTCCCTTGCAATGTCAATTCTAGCCTTTCCGCTAGTGTATTCTCTCACTGCAATATCGTGTGGAGCGTTGTGGTTTTCGTAAATGTAAGGCTTATTTTTTATCTCTTTAATGTACCAATCAAGCCCGACCCCTGTATTTTCTATGTAATCAATCACTCTTATTTCTCTGCCCACATTCTGCGTAAACCAGATTGAGGTTGAATCTGCTACTCCCAAGTCCCACCAAGTAGAAACTGGAATATTAACCTCATGAGGGACATTAATTATTTGCTTATCTTCAATTCCTTTAATAATCGAAGCGTAATAAGCTCCCTCAATTGGATTAGTAAATGAACAATAATATTCTTGGTTAAATAGGTCAAGTGTTTTACCTCTCGCTAAAAACTCATCTTTAATTTGATTAATCTGCTCTTTGGTGAATACTTCTGGCATTGTGTCGTCTGCTGTCAAAATTTCAGCGTACCAAGTTGGATCCTTTACTGCCATCTCGTAGAGTTGGTAAGCGTGATTAAGTCCTTTTGGTGTAAAGTTAAACAGAGCCCAGCCATTAGTTGCCATAATCATAGGTTGGATTACTTCCCAAGCAGTAGGGATTTGTTCAGCAAATTCACTAAATACAACACCTTTGATACCTGCACCTCTTAAAGCATCAATATTATCAGAGCCTACGATTTGATAGACTGAGCCATTAACTAATCTAATTTTCATTTCTTGCTCATTCTTACTATGAATAAGCTCTTTTGGGAAATAGTCTAAATAAGGCCTTCCGTTTATGTCACTCTCCGCCCAGATTGCTTTTTTACCTTGATTGTAAGTTGGGAACACATGCCAATAAGTGCCTACTTGCTCCATAACTGCAGAGCGGATTATTCTATTTAGTCCTAATAGATCCTTCCCAGCTCTTCTGTGCCATATATAAACAGCTCTTTTTATTCCTTGGTAAACTATTTTATCCCAAAGTTCGGCTTGATAGGTTCTTGGACTCCAATTGTGAGGAATGCCTATTTGCATTAAACTTTGATAAATTTTAATGAAGCATCTTGAATTGTAAGATCTGTTGCATCTGTTTTATTAGTTACAAATAATCTTAAGCTTTCTTGAGGAGCTAAGGAAACAAGGCTACTAATTGCCGAAGCCCCAGCAATCAAATTGTCTACTGTAGCATTAGACCCCTTACCAAAAAGATCTAATTCGCTAGTCTCAACTAGGTTTGAGTCTAATTTAACAATAGACGCAAAAAATACCTTATCCGCTGCAAGCGTACCAATGGCAGAGACGGAACCAACTATATCTATTTTTTCAGTAGTAATACCATCAAACATGATCCAGCTTGCGCGGTTAAAGCCTTCTTTGTGTAAAAGATAATGCGTTCCTGTGCCGTTTGTGGTAAAGTCAACCAAAGAGCCTCCACTAGTTAATGATATTTGGAAAGTTGTGGCTGTGGCAGAGATTACAAAATAAACTACATTAGGCAAAATTTCAGGAGGAAGAGTTCCGCCAGACCTAAATTTAATCTTATTCCCATTTACAAGGCCATGATTAAAGGCCGTGACATTGTCAACAAGTCTTGCCGTGATTGTGTTTGATGTTTGATCAAAGGTGCAATGATCGACTAACAGCATCCTTTCTTGGAGTTGAGTTGCCCAGTTAGCATTAATCAGCGCCTTTACATTTACTGTAATGATGTCTGTTAGAATAGCGTTCCCCGTAAAAGCAACCTGACTTGAAATTGTAGAATTAGGAATCCCCACACTGTTAGAAATATCCGCCTTCCTATAATCTTGTCGTAAAGATGGTACAGTGAATATTTGACCCGCGCCTGAAGTGTAACCAGTTGTTGAGCCAACAACAATATTAGTGCCAAAGCTTTCTAATGATGGTTGAAAATCGAATACTGTGTCCAGCGATGCTGGCGTAAATCGGGTATCTAATAGCGCGATATCGAGAATATTGCCTTTAAAGGTAAGCATTGTTGTACCAACATTTCGCCAAGAGCCGAGAGAACTATGGCTTAACGATACTTGCGTAGAGTTGTTCTCAAAAGTAAACCCAGTCCCGATAGCAGTAAATTGCGAAAAGAACATTGTAAATGTTGCACATTTTACTGTGCCGCCAGCAACAGCGTTGGCGTAGATTGTCGAAACAGAAAACCACGATCCAGCCACTTGAGCAATATCAAACAATGTGCCAGTTGGAGCTTGTGCGATTATCTCCCTAAGTAATACAATCCCAAATGCACTTGGAGCTTTGAACATAGTTCCTGTGCCCACATACACCAAAGCCTTAGTTAGTCCCGCAGACACAAATTGAATATTACCTCCGGCGGGTATAACTAGAGAAGCTGTCAAAATTGTTGTCGCACAAATAACATAAGTGGTGCCATTAACTAAAGTAATATCAGATCCAACCGGGGCGGGAAAATCAGCTTGAGAATAAACCCGAACTTCAATTGAAGGTGAGAAATAATTATTTAATGTAATAAGGTCGATTTTCTTGGTTGAATTTCCCGCCAAATCAACAATTGATACAAGATCCCCGGCCTTGGGGGCTGTGTAAGATGTTAGCTCCGTAACCTTTTTTGTAGCAATTGGCAGTGAGGTAAAAGTCATAATACTGAAATTACTTGATTGGTTGGAGTGTGAATAATTGCACTGGTGATTATGTCATTGATCGTCAAATAAATCTTACTCCCCGCAGGGGCTGTATTAATAGCGGCAATGATCTTGTTCTTAATTGTTGGATCTAAAACATCAAGACTCAATAAGTCATCTCCGATAAGTGGTAAGTTTGAATTAATGTTTAAGTTAATCATTTTTTGTCTCTAATTTTCTAGTTGAATCAACAATTTGAATTACTGTTGATTGCTTTTCGTTGTCTCCGTCTCGCCACCCGTAGTTAGCTTTCAAATTCATAATTGAGAATGTTGAATGATACCTTCCAGTACCCGCGCCCTCGGCTATCATTGCTTCAATGCGCTCTTTAGCTAACTTTATGGGCTCAGAATAAGGCTCTAATTTTGAATATTCATTAAGCGTCTGAAAGCTTACTCCTAGCGAGTGTGCAAGCGCAAGCATCGTGGGCATCTTATCATGAAGCCTATTAGTTGGACTTAGCTCTCTATTGTTTAGCTTAGCAAGCTCATTAGCCTTTTCGATTTTGTCAAAATAAGCGTCAATTCCTTGCTCTAATTCCTCTAAGTTTTCAAATGATTTTGGTCGTCCCATGTTTATTTGTTTATTTTCTGTTGTAGCGATTATTCGTCAACCGTCCCGCCTCTTGATCATCTGGAATGTATAGACCAGCAGCCTTATACTTGTTGATGATATCTTGTTTTTGCTTTTCAGCTTCTTTTTCTTTTTTTAGTTGAGTTTTTTTTCTTGAAAGTGCCATTTTTTTTAAAAAAATTAATAACAATCAAACAAATTATTAATTTAAATAATAAAGGCAACTGATTTATTTAGTGAATTTCATAATTAGTCAAATCTTCTGGCTCATCCTCTTTTACGCAAGAGAGGACGCAACATGTCTTGTTGTTAAAGATAATGAAGCATTTAATTCCCTCACCTACGCACATATCAACAGTGTAATCCATCTCTCCCCTTGCGCCTTTTTGAATTGTAGAGCAGTCCCAAAATTCTTTAGGCCTAGGTTCTTTTGAAAAGTAAATTGCACACAATGCAACGATTATCGCAAGCGACACTATTAGTTTCTTTTTAGTCATTTTCAATTAAATTAACTTTGATTTTCTGATTTTCTGAATCAATCGTTAAATTCAAAGATGATCCATCTTTTCTATTTTTCACTGCATTCACTGCATCTTTGAAATATTGATATTTACTTAAAATATCAAGCATTGCATTTTTATCGTCTGTTGACATTTTTTTATAAATTTCTTCAATTGTTTTAGGTTTTGCGATTTCGATAAACTTTTCTTGATTAATTAAATATCCCAAAACCTCGTTTTTTTTACTAAAAACAACTACTTGTTTTTCACTTTCAAAATTTATTCTTCCAAAATCCACATCATCTTTGAACTGTCCCAAATAATCCGGTCGCGTTTATTATATGTTAATAATTTACGAATGGAGGTTGTATTAATCAAATGTGCCTTTTGTGTTCCTATCTTCACACCAATTCGGCGTGTGAGGCGTAAAACGATATTTAGATTTATTTTTGCTCATACTTTATTTTTTAGAATAATATTTCCCCTAATTAGTCAACAATTGATCCGGGGATTATCTCATTTAATTTTAAACCCTTTCTTTTGCACACATACACCAGAAGGCTGTCATAAACACACTGGCGCACTTCGCCCTTCTCTATCGCCAAGCGTAGGCCGTTGGCAGTGTACCCTGCATAAGCAGCAAATTCTTTCTTGTTAATCTTATTCTTTTTTAAAGTCTTGTTTATGTTCATTTTCTTATAAACTTACTGTTCCATCGCTCTTGAATCTTATATTAGCAGCGCACCTGTTTTTTCTGCCTCTGGAATGAAAAAACTGATCCGGGTCAAATGTATCAAATAAATGATCTGCCGCAAAATCAATCAGGCCGTTTGACTTATCAGATAAATTGAGGATTAATTTTGAGCTTTCTTGTCCAAAAAGGTAGCATTTATACCACCATTCACGCCAATGGTTATTGGCATCCTTTAATTGAGCGTTTTTAGCTTTTAATTCACTCTCATAATCTTTTAATATTTCTTCTCTTTTAGCTTCAAGCTTTGACCTTAGCCGATAATACTCAGTTTCGTGAAATTTGTAAAAACTTAAATATTCTTCGGCTTTTCTTAAATTTTCTTTGGCTTTTAATTTGTTTAATTCTAGTTCTTTTATAATGCCTCTGGTTTGAATGTAACAAAGTGCCGAAATTGCCCCTGTTATTAACAATAAACATATTTCTGTTCCCGTCATTCGCTCACGATCAATATTGATAATATCAAAAACTTAACTGTAACTTATAACTTTAATAAGTCAAACTATTTAGTTAATATGATGAAATTTTCGGGGGGTTTGCAAAAACTATTTC